GAAGGAAGAGGGAGATCAACAACGGGAGCAGGTCTTGTAAGAGCCAAAAATATAGAAAGTGGTGGAGCTGCATTTGATATTGAATACATAATGGGTATGGTTGGAGGAGACTTAGCATAATGGCTAGTGAACTTAAAGTAGATAAATTTACAGGTGTAACCACAGCAGGGTCCATATCTGTTACAGGTGAAGGTAATAGTACAACAACTAATCTGCAACAAGGACTAGCTAAATATTGGGTTAATTATAATGGTAAAGACACAGTTTCAGTCAGAGATAGTTTTAATCATGCCAGTTTAACAGATAGAGGAACAGGAGATTACACATTAGGGTTTACTAACAATTTTGCAAGTAATGATTACTGTCCACAGTTTGCAGGATTAAGGGGTGCTACAGATGAAAACTATGATGCTCATCCTTCTTTTGTAAGTGGTAGTGAAGATACTGCATTGACAACAAGCACTTTGTTAACATCAACTTGTTACAATAATTCTGTTCAATCAGATATGTTACAAAACTATGTTAATATAGATGGAGACCTTGCATAATGGCTAGTATATTAAGAGTAAACACAATAACAGATGCAAGTAGTAACAATAGTATTGCTACGAGTTTTGTAGCAAATGGTAGTGCAAAGGCATGGATTGCATTTTCTGGGGATGGAACGACAGTGCATGATAGCAATAATATTTCATCATTGGTAGACGATGGAACTGGGATATATTCCTACAATTTAACTTCAAATATGGGCAATACAAACTATGCGTCTAGTTCATCTGCATCTTATATAAACAACACAAGCAATTACGAAACTTATTTATCAATGAATTATGTTGGTAATTTATCCGACACCAGAACAACCAGTCAAAACAATGTTGGATTCTGGGATAGTTCTTTTGCAGACCCCGCTAATGATGCCTGTAGTTCAATTCTAGGAGATTTGGCATGAGCAAAGCATCTGACTTAGCAAGATTAATAACAAGTGGATCAACTGCTGTTCATGGAGAAGCAGGTGTTACATCTAGCGGATCAACTGGTAACACAACAAATCTTCAACAAGGTCTGTGTAAAGTTTGGTTCAATCACGGAACTGATTTTGCGTCTGACGATAGTTTAAATGTGTCAAGTATAGCTGATGATGGAAGTGGAGAATTGACTCCAAGTTTTTCAAATGCTTTCGGTAATGCAGAATATGCCTACAGTGGTCAAGGCATTGATGGCGATAAAAATACAACATTCATCTTTGTGGAAGGTGCGACTCAAGCAACAGGTTCTTTACCAATATTGACTGGCACACATGGCGGTGGTACTACAACAAAGGTAGATGCCGCTGCGGCACATCTTATATTTGGAGATCTTGCATAAATGTTGTTAGGATTAGGAGCTTTCTGTGAACATGCTTTTGCAGATCATTCTGTTTTACATTTTGCTTCTTCTGAACAAAGTGCTAACTTTAATACCAGTGTTGCAGGGGGATTTCAAAAATTAGGAACAGCAGAATTAGAATTTAATTTTATTCAGACAACAGAGAATATTTTATTAGTAAATGATACAAGTTCCACTGTTAGTTTAGAGTTTGAACAAACTACATCTGGTGGGTTATTATTATCAGGAGTTTCATCAAGTGATTTAAATTTTACAAAAACAGCTTCGGGAGATATACTGTTTATAGAAATAGTACCAGATGCAAATGAGTCATATACTGAGATTACGCCTTCTGGAACAGAAACATGGACAGAAATAACGCCTACTGGAACAGAAACATACACAGAAATAAATTAAAGAGGGAAACATGCCAAGTTCTTATACAACAAATTTAGGGGTAGAAAAAATAGGTTCTGGTGAACAAGCTGGAACTTGGGGAACCACCACAAATCTAAATTTTGACATAATTGATAGAGCTATAAATGGTGTAGGATCAATATCGTTATCTGGAACAACACATACACTTACTACAACAGATGGTGCTCTTTCTGATGGTGGGTTTAAAGTGCTAGTATTTACAGGGGCACTTGGAGCTAACAATACAGTTACTATATCACCTAATGATCAGGATAAAGTATATTTAGTTAAAAATGCCACAACAGACTCTGGTAGTTCTGGACCATACTCAGTTATATTATCTCAAGGATCAGGAGATAATGCCACTATATCTAATGGTGAGATTGCGTGGGTATTTTCAGATGGTGCGGGATCTGGTGCTGCGGTTACAAAACAAACAGTAGAATTGTCTTTAGATGCCAGTCCTCAATTAGGTGCTGACTTAGATATATCGACTTTTGATATAGTTTCTACATCTAATAGAAATATAGACATAGTTCCTAATGGTACAGGAGATGTTACTTTACAAGCTGACACGGTGCAAGTTGGAGATAATAATGCTAATGCAACTATTACAACAAACGGAACAGGAGACCTAATTTTAAATACAAATTCTGGCACAGACTCAGGAACAATAACAATAACAGATGGAGCTGATGGGAATATTAACATTGCGCCGAATGGAACAGGTACGGTACAGGCTGGTGGTTCAGCTGTAAAGGTAGCAGGTAAAGAAACAATCTATGTACCAGCCTCTGCCATGTATCCTAACACAACAAACGGTTGCTCTACACTTACACAAGTAGAGTTATCAAATGGTCCTGAAATTAAAGTATTGGATTTTGATCCAAGCTCAGATGAAAATGCACAGTTTACTGTAGCTTTTCCAAAGTCTTGGAACGAAGGTACAATAACTTTTCAAGCTTTTTTTACTGTAACGGGAACAAACACGGGTACTGTAGCATGGGGATTATCAGGAGTTGCTATTGCTGACGATGGTTCCTGTAATACAGCTTTTGGTACAAATGTTGTAGCAACAGCTAAAGCACACAGTGGGACCTCCAATGATTTAAATGTCACAGCAGAGAGTGGTGCTGTAACTATCGCAGGTTCACCATCTACAGATGAGTTTGTATTCTTTCAAGTTATGAGAGATGTTTCTGAAGATGATCAAAGCGGTGATGCTAGGTTACTTGGTATTAAAATATTTTTTACAACAGATGCAAAGAATGACACATAATGACAAATTTTGGTTACAATGTTTTAGGATTTGGCTCAGGTGGAGAACTCGTATTTAATATTACTATAAGTTCTAGTACAAATGATTTTAATTTAGCTACACATCTAGCAGGTAACACAAGTTATAATGGCACGGACAGAGTGAGAATAAATTTAACAATAAATGCAGGTGTGGTAATAGGATCAACTTCACATACAACGCCCTCTTTCCAAACAGGAACAATAGGTTTTGCAACAACAGGATCTATTTTAAATATAACAAATAATGGTACTATTAGAGGTGCTGGTGGTCGTGGTGGAATAAATAATGATGGTAATAATGGTCGAAGCACTAACGCAGATGGTAAATCAAATAAAGATGGTGGAGATGGAGGAACAGCTTTAAAAACAACAATGACAACAATCATAGATAACACAAGCGGTACAATCGCTGGAGGTGGTGGTGGCGGTGGTGCTGGTGATGTTGTTGATACCGCTGGAGGCGGAGGAGGCGGTGGCGGAGCTGGTACCATAGTAGGTGCTGGTGGACAAGGCAATGGAACTCAAGGAGGAACTGGATCTGATGGTACGGCTACGAATGGCGGAAGCGGTTCAGGATCTGGTGCTGCAACTGCTGGAGGAGATGGTGGAGATTTAGGACAGGCAGGATCAGGGGGTGCAGGTGGAGGTGCATTTGGTGCTCCTGGATCTGGTGGTGCGGCAGGTAAATTTTTAGATGGAACTAGCACAACTACATTCACAGCTAACGGCACAAGATTGGGAGGTAGTTCATAATGACATTACAAACTCTAAAATTTAATCCTGGTATAAATAGAGACATAACTGGATTAAGTAATGAAAATGGATATTTTGATTGTGATAAAGTTAGATTTAGAAATGGGTATCCAGAAAAAATAGGAGGTTGGATAAAATATAGTCAAAACACATATCTTGGATCAGCCAGAAGATTGCACAACTGGGTCGCTTTAGATGGCTCAGACTTTTTAGGAGTTGGAACACATTTAAAATATTACATAGAGCAAGGAGAAGATTTTAATGATATTACACCCATTAGATTAACAACAAGTGCAGGTGATGTGACTTTTGCTGCATCTAATGGCTCCAATATAATTACCGTTACAGATGCGGGTCATGGAGCTATTGTAAATGATTTTGTAACCTTCTCTGATGCTGTAAGTTTAGGGGGCTTGGTAACAGCTTCTATATTAAATGCAGAACATCAAATAACTCGATTTGTTGCATCAAATAAATATGAAATAACTGTAAGTGTTACTGCAAACTCATCTGATACGGGTAATGGGGGATCAAGCACAGTTGGAACATATCAGGTAAATACAGGATTAGATAATACTGTTGGAGGCACAGGATGGAGTGCAGGTCAATGGGGAGGAACAACAAGTGGTGCTTTATCGACTACAATAAATGAAGGAGGCACATATAGTGACTCAGATACCACACTTACTGTAACGAGCGGGACTGGCATAGCAACCAACGATTTGATATTAATAGAAGAAGAAATATTAAAAGTAACAAATGTAGCAACAAATGATTTAACTGTTACTAGAGCACAAAGCGGCACAGAGGCAAGTTCGCATGCAGATGGTTCGGTGGTGTTTTTAATATTAGGAAATGCAGATTCATCGGATGATTTTGTTGGCTGGGGAAATGCTGCAAGTGTTACAGTTGCAGGAGCACAAATAAGAACGTGGTCTCATGATAATTTTGGAGAAGATTTAATTATCAATCCTAGAGATTCTGGTTTATTTTATTGGGATAAAACAAACGGACTGGATTCTAGAGCCGTAGAACTTAGTGCTACATCCACATTTAGTGGTGAGAAAAGTGTTCCTACAAAAGCAAAACAAATATTAGTATCTGATGTAGACAGACATGTTATAGCTTTTGGTTGTGATGGAGTTGGTGGTAGTAGTTCTGCGACACAAGGTGATGGTATACAAGATCCTTTATTAATAAGATTTAGCAGTCAAGAAAATCCTGTAGATTGGTTTCCTACAACCACGAACACCGCTGGTGATTTAAGATTAGGTGCAGGCTCTACCTTTGTACAAGCTGTAGAGACAAAAAGAGAAATATTAGTTTATACGGATAAATCTTTACATAGTATGCAGTTTATAGGACCTCCATTTACATTTGGTATATCACAGCTTGCATCTAATATCACAATAATGTCCCCAGCCTCCGCCATAGCCACAGAGGATGTTGTGTATTGGATGGGGATAGATAATTTTTACATACATGCTGGACAGACTTCTCAATTACCGTGCACGGTTAAAGATAAAGTTTTTTTAGATTTTAATATGGAAGAAAAAGACAAGGTTGTAGCTGGTATCAATTCTGAATTTGGTGAGGTGTGGTGGTTTTATCCATCATTAACCTCTACTGAAAATGATAAATATGTAATATATAATTATAATGAAAAAGTTTGGTATTATGGAAATATTGTGAGAACAGCATGGATAGATAGGGGTGTTAGGACATTTCCTATTGCAGCTGGTAGTTCTTATCTATTTAATCATGAGTCAGGATTTGATGATGATACAAGTGCCATGACCGCTTTTGTTGAGTCTGCTCCTATGGATATAGGTGATGGTGATAAGTTTTTATCAATACGAAGAGTTATACCTGATTTAACATTTATAGGATCTACAACAGGTAGTTCACCAAACGCAACATTTACTGTAAAGGCAAGAGATTTTCCTGGGGCTGATTTTTTACAAACTAGCGATGGTACTGCAACAAGAACAGCAACCAGTCCTGTAGAGCAGTTTACAGAAAAATTAGATTATAGAATACGAGGCAGATCATTTGCAATAAAGCTTGCTTCATCAGCTACTGGTTGTAAATTTAAAATGGGAACCCCAAGAATAGATGTAAGAGAGGATGGTAGAAGATAATGGCATTAGTAAATGTACCACCACCTAGGTTGCCTACACCACCTGAAATAATAGATAGAGCTTACCTTGAGGATTTGGTTAGAGCTTTGCAAATATTTATTTTACAAGAAAGAAATCCTGGAGAACTTAGAGCTACAAAAATAACTTTAACAGATTTGCCAACAAGTGCTACAGGATTAGAAACAGGAGCTTTATATAATGATAGTGGTACAGTAAAGGTTGTGACATGAAGCCTGCATTTGTCCTGTTATGTTATTTATCAGGATTACCAGCGGGCACGATGTATTTAGCCAGTGTTAATAACTGTAATTATTATAAAGATAGACTAACTAAACAGGAGATTAAAATACAAGGTGAAATTAAAAAGTATGATTGTTACTGTAAGTTAGTAAATGTAAATAAAGATATGAGGTTATATTAATGTTACAAGCACTTATAGGACCAGTTACAAGTCTGGTTGGAAAATTTATCAAAGACAAAGATCAACAGGCTAGATTAAGCCATGATTTGGCAACCCTTGCTTCTCGTCATGCTCAGGAACTAGCAAAAGGTCAAATCGCTGCAAATGCAGAACAGGCGAAGCATCCATCATTATTTGTGGCAGGTGCTCGCCCCGCCATAATGTGGATCTGTGCTCTTGGGCTCCTAACTCAATTTTTTATTATGCCTATTGCAGAGTGGGTTACTTCTATCTGGATGCCTGATGTAACTTTACCAAGTCTTCAGACAGGTGAACTTATGACCTTAACCCTTTCATTATTAGGATTGGGGGGCATGAGATCTTTTGAAAAGTCAAGAGGTGTAGCTAGGGAGAATATGAAAAAATGAGTTTATATAGAAACATACATGCAAAAAGAAAAAGAATAAAAGCAGGTAGTGGTGAGAAAATGAGAAAGAAAGGTGCAAAGGGTGCACCTACAGCCAAAAACTTTGCTCAAGCAAAAAGAAAGAAGAAATTAAAATAATACAAGATTTATTTAGACATTTAAGGATACACACGAGTGATAAAATGGAACAAGAATTATGTGAAAGATGCAAAGTGGTATTAGTAAAAACAGAATTAGCAGATGTTTACAAGTGTCCCGTTTGCAAAGGTATAACAAGTAAAAGACTAGACAAAGAAGAATAGAAAAATTAATATGGGTTCACGAGATAAAAACCTTATGATATACTTAAAAAAAAGGAGTTTGGGATGTTATCTGCAATACTAGGTTTAGCAGCACCAGCTATATTGGGTACAGCTGGATTTGCAGTTCCTGCTTTTGCTGCCACAGCAATAGGTTCAGGGTTAGGGGCTTTGTTAGAAGGAAGAACGGGTAGTGAAGCACTCCAAGCTGCTGCGTTAGGTGGATTAGGCGGTTATTTAGGAGGAAAGATAGGGGGAGCAGGAAGTGATGCTTTAGCCAAAACTGCTGGTGCTCAAACACAAAGTGCTATTGGTTCATCTTTTTCACCAGCAATGACTGGTGGTGGTACTAGTGCTTTTGTTGATCCTAATGCTTTATCATCTTTATCAACTAACACAGCTGCGGCTCCAACATTTTTTGAATCATTAAAATCACCAGCTGCTTTAGGTGCAGGTGCTCTAGCAGGTTTAGGCACAAAACCTATGATGCCAAAAAAAGAAGATGAGATTATCGGTGATGCTCCAGAGGGCGTAAAGCCAAAGAGATTAGATGCAAAAATACCAGTTGGATATAGACCAGGGTTTGATCCTGAAATAGATTTTAGATTTCCTAGAAATTTTGCTGAAGGTGGATTAGCTTCTATGGAACAAGATGCATCTGAGATGAATGATAAAGAGCTAATAAGTAAAACTGTGGATGCGATACAAAATGAATTACCAAACCCAGAGGAAGTTTTAGGTGTTTTTGTAGCTAGATTTGGTGAAGAAGCACTAAAAGATTTAGTATTAAAAGTGCAAGATGGGACATTTGATGAAAATGTAGAGGCATCTGAAGGCATGGTAGAGGGAACGGGAGATGGTATGGATGACATGGTTCCAGCTACTTTAGAAGG